CTATGAGAGACATTTGCACAGGTATTCTACAAATGGAGGATAAAGAAGTAAATAAAATAGATTCAGCATATCCGTGTGACTATGGCAAAAGTATTGCTGAAATTTACCCAACATTTTATAAAGGATATCACGTATACGACTATAATAGTTCTGTATTCGGTGAAATGCGAAATTTAAAAAATGATATTGCAAACGTAATTTTAAAAAGATTCTAAAAACAAAAGTAAGGCTAACTTTACAGCCATAAACACAATGCAAACAAAAATAATAATCACAGGACAATTAAACAGCATCTTTATGCTCCGCTCAGTTATTAAAGATTATAACTGCGAAGAAACTAGAGGAATGTTCAACAGCGTTACTCTAACTTTTAAAACTAAGCGTGAAGCCGTTAAGGCATTAAGCGAAGGACGTAAATACTTAAAGAGTAACGATAAAGATTACAGTTATTGCAAAGGTTATTCATTACGTTACGATGCAGCTACAGCAATAATCTCAAACGAACATAACAATGCGTAAACTCTTAATATACGGTATCATTACAGTACAGGTTCTAATGTATGCTTTTATTCTTTATTGTGGGGCTTATTTAATCGCTCTATTAGGTTAAGGATACATATACCTTCAACTACTTAGCACCTTTAATTAGGTGCTTTTTTTATGCGTATATGCAATCGGTATAAGTCAAGGTATTGCAATACAATATATCAAGGTATATACATACGAATGTAAATAGTTGAATATCAATGTGTTATAAGTAATATGTTAGATTAGTCTAACTTTTATGTGAATATGTGGCTAACTTTGTGAAATCAGTGTAATTCAATATGAAGAAAGAAGTAACACATAAGGCTAAGGTAGTGCCGAATATCAAAAGTAGTAACCCTAGCGAACGTATGGCTGCGGTACGAATAAGCAAGGCAAAGGGTACTAAGCATCACAAAACTAAGGTACTCGAAAAGGTAGGGCTAAGTAGTTGGGAAAAATTCGGTGAGTGGCTAACTACAAAGGGAGTTGAGGACTATATGGAAGCAATGAATCAGTTAGGTCCACGTGATAAGATAGTAGCTTTCAATGCGATCATAGAGTACTATAAGCCGAAGTTGACCAGATCACAGGTTGACGTGAACGCAAACGTAGTGATTGAAAATATATCCTTTGAATAAAGGTATTAATATACCTATATAAATAACTACTCTAAACTACCTTAAGGAATTAGAATATAATATTTGAAACTGCCTTAAACATAGCGATATCATAGCATAGAGTGGGGTGGGGGAGTGGTTGTACTATCACGAATGATAGTAATACTATTACGATAAACGCATAGGTCAAAATGCTATTTAACATAATAAATATTATAGGACGAATGGATACTGATTTAGGATAAGCAAAAGTTCAACGTAAAAAGAAAAAGAGGGTGGGGGTATCCCCCTATCCTACTTTTTATGCTAAATTTTGAACATATATAAAAAAACGTAATATGTTTAGCATACCCATACCATACATAACCTTGTTACCATAACATAACAACATAACAACATAACATAGTACATTTGCAATATGGACGTAATAGTTAAGAGAACTCCCAAGTTTGCACCTTTGTATGAGTTAGCTGAAGATACCGAGATAGTAGTTTGTATCGGTGGTCGTGGTGGCGGTAAGACTTATGAAGTGTCGAAGTTTATAGCCTATTCCGCAGCTATCAAGGGTAAGCGTTGTCAAGTGTTGCGTGATGAGAAGGAAGGTATCAAGGAGAGTATCTTGAACGAGGTACTACTTAGATGGGATACGGCTAACAAGCAGTCGGTGTTGGATAAGCAGTTCTCAAGGTTGGAGAATGGTATCAAGAACAACAAGACTGGCGAGATGGCGGTGTTCACTAAGGGGTTTAGGGCGAGTACGTTAGATAAGAAGGCGAATATGAAGTCGGTATCGAACGTAGACATAGCGTGTATAGAGGAGGGCGAAGATATAAGAGATGAGGATAAGTTCAATACGTTCAGCGACAGTATCAGGAAGCGTGGTTCGTACATCATCTTCATTATGAACACACCTGACATCTACCATTGGATCGTGCGTAGGTACTTCAACGCTATACCGATTACCGAAGAGGATGAACCTCAGTTGACGGATACGGAACGAAGTGGGTACTTCAAGCTTGTGCCGAAGGATGTACACGGATTGGTAACGATACAATGTAACTACAAGGATAACACGTTCCTACCTGATAAGACCGTTCGGCAGTATGAAGCCTATGGAGACTCTGAGTCGCACTTGTATAACCTACATCACTACTTGACGAGTATCAAGGGTTACTCTACAACAGGGTTGAAGGGTCAGATATTCAAGAACTATGACATCATCACACCTGAAGAGTTTGCGGAGTTGGACTATGCCGAGTGCTATGGGCAAGACTTCGGTACTGCCAGTCCTGCGGCAACTGTATGGATGAAGGTGAAAGGAGACCACGTTTACCTAAAGGAGTTGAACTACGAGCCACTTGCGTTGGTAGAGTTGGGTAAGAAGTTGAATGACTTGGGTATGTTGGAAGACACACTTATCGTAGCTGACTGTGCCGAGCCTGATACCATCCGTGAGTTGCGGTTTGGTATAGCCAAGTACTTGAGTGAGGAAGATAGGGAGAGGTATCCTAACGCATCACTTGGGTTTAGGAATATGAGACCTGCACCTAACAAGAGTATCAAGGGTGGTATAGATAAGCTACTAAGTATGAAGATTCACGTTACGAGTGACTCACCAAACTTGATTGCTGAGTTCTCGCAGTATGTATGGGCGGTGGACAAGGATGGTAAGCCAAGTGGTAAGCCTATTGATGCTCATAACCATTGTTTCGTAGGTAGTACACTAATTACAACACCTTATGGTTTGATGCCAATACGAAGTATGGTGCAAGGTGACTTAGTACTGACAAGTAGCGGATGGCATCAAGTTGTGCATAAGTTTTATAATGGATGCAAGGAGGTATGCAAGTATAGTCTTATCTTTGAGGATAACACTAAAACAGAAGTTATATGCACACACAACCACAAGATAAAGACATCAACAGGATGGGTAGAGATTGCGTCATTGAAGCAGGGGATGGAACTATACCTTACCAAGTATTTGATGGAAAAACATACTACTTGTACAAGGGAGAGAAGTATTTTTCAAAAGGTTGTAAAAGACTGCATACTGAAGTTTGGCAATTCTTTAATGGCAAAATACCTAAAGGTTATCACATACATCATATTGATGGTAATCAGCAAAATAATGATATATCCAATTTGGAATGTATTGAAGCGAGTAAACATTTATCTCAACATATGTCATCAAGGGATAAAGAAGAACTTAGGGCAAGAATGGATTATGCCAGAGAGTTTGCAAACAAATGGCACGGCACAGAAGCAGGACTTGATTTTCATAGGAAGATTGGCAAAATGGCTTGGGATAAAGCAGAATATAAAAAATACAACTGTCATCAATGCGGTAAAGAATATACTTCAAGAACAACAGGAATTACAAAATACTGCCATCAAAACTGCAAGGCTCGTGCGCTTAGAGCAAGGAGAAAAATATTTTGATAATGTATACGATTTAATGATTGAAGAAGAACACGAATATTTTGCTAATGGAGTTTTAGTCCATAACTGCATAGATACGGTTAGATATATGATCCAAGTACACGGATATTGGTTCTAATGGAAGTTTGATGTATCTTTGACAGATGTATACAATAGAAGAAGCACCGAATGGTGAGATGAAGTGTTACTACGTCAGTAGTGAAGGGAAGCGTGAAGTGAAGGAGTTTGAGTATAATAAGTTAACTAATGAGTTAACTATCGGTAAGGAAGAAAAAGATTAATTATGAATAAGAATAATAAACTATTCCCTGATAAATATTTTACAAAGGAAAATAAATATTGGGTTAATCATCAAATTAAAAACTATAATAAACGTAAGAATATGCACATAGATGAACCAAAGGTAGATGTAATGGCAGGGTTAGCGATATTATCGTTAATACTTGTATGTTTCTATTATATTTTTTCAATATTGTAGAAAAAAGATTTGTTGACGTAAATATTTCGTATATTTGCAAAGAAATGAGACGAACTCATAGAAATTAACCAGCCTATATCCGCAAAGTAGCGATGTAAATCAGCCACGAGGAATATAGGTTCAAACGAAAAGGTTGGCTAAGTCTAGTTTGTTAACAAAGATTAGGAGTATAGTACCTTCAATATTTGGAGGTGATTCTGCATTAAAGAGAGTTACAGGATTGTCTCCGTTCTACGGAAGATTGGATGAGGGTATAAGACCAGGCGAATTTAGTTTCCCTGACTATATGAACCTTACGGATAACATCTTCAGCGTATCATCAGACCAAGAAATTATTAAAGCGGTTACGGATTGTCCTCAGATCGGAGCAATCTTACATAGCAAGTCTAACGCATACGTTAATGGTATCGTAGAAGTGTTATCTAAGTCAACACGCAACAAGGTTAAAGGTCAAGATAAGCGTTGGCAGACGTTGATGGAACATCCTAATGTATTGCAGAATGGAGAAGCGTTTAGGGCGCAGTTGAAGTTCTACATAATGGCATTCGGTTATTGTCCTGTCTTGCGTATCATACCTGAAGGATATGAGTTTGGTACTGAGATAAGCGCACTATGGGTACTTCCTCCACACTCAACGGAGATTAAGTTCAAGAAGGGTAATATGATGTACACGGATAACATCAGCAACCTCATTGAATCGGTTACCTTGCGTAGAGATAACGTAAAGTACACCATCAAGAAGGAGGACGTATACATCTTCACGGACACAACACCTCTAAGAGATAATAGTTACCTACCTTGCTCAAGGGTATCATCGTTGCAGTTCCCTATCAACAACATCATCAAGTCATACAAGACGGAAGGTCGTATCATCTCTAAACCATTGGGTATCTTAGCGAATCAAGCAAGAGATACCATCAGTACGTTACCGATTGGTAGCAAGGAACGTAGAGAGTTACATCGTGCGTTCAAGTCTTATGGTACAAGTGATGGGCAAGAAGATACTATCATCACGGATGCTACGTTGAAGTGGGAACATATGATGTATCCAGTTAGTGAGTTGCAGATGGTTGAGTTACGAACCGCTAACGCTGCCATCCTATGCGATGGTATGGGTTATCCGTTTGACTTGTTTGGTAAGGATAAGGGTACTACGTTTACCAATGGTGCGAGTGCAGGTAAGACATTGTATCAGAACTTCATCATCCCTGAGAGTAAGAATATGGATACTCAGTTTAACGAGTGTTTGTATGGTGACATCAATGGTGTTGAGTATGTGACTTGTTTCGACCACGTTGCAGCCTTACAAGATGACATCAAGGCAAGAGCAGAGGTAAGGAAGTTAAACATCGAAGCAGCGACATTGGAGTTCAACTCTAATGGTATTACTTATAACCAATTCTTAGTAAGTATAGGATATCACGAAGTATCAGAGCCATATAGCGATATGTATGCGTGGCAGATAAGACAAGACTATCCTGAGTTCTTTAACAACACAAGCAATGGAACAAACAACACAACAACGCAAGGTAGCGGAACAGCCACTAACGAAGCAACAGTTACAGGAAATCAAACGTCTAACGGAACTCAAACTCAAAGCACTCAAGGAGCATAAAACGATATTAAAATGATTAAGTCACACTATTTCCCATCACGCACGTTCACTTCCAAAGAGGAGTTGTTTAAGGCATTGAAGGATTCCGAGATGGACATCATTGAGTTCAAGACGGCTAACGTATACAAGGGTTGTGATAAGTCTACTACGATTGGTAAGTCACACAACACTAAGGAAGCTACTAAGGGCATAGGATTCGCCACTAAGGAGAACTATATCTATCCTATAATCAGTACTACAAGGTATATGGATAGCCACGATGACGTTCACTTCGATGGTTGTTTTACTAAGACAGTTAAGGAACAACAAGGTAAGGTTTACTATTGTGCCGACCATAACCTATCACTATCAGGCATCATTGCATCGAAGAAGAACGTAGAGATGATGGTTGAACCTGTTGATTGGTCTATCGTAGGTAAGGAGTATGATGGGCAGACGGAAGCGTTAGTCTTTGCCATAGATAAGGCTAAGATTACGAATCAGTTAGCGTTAGATATGATTGAATCCGATCCAGAGTTAGAGAATAGTATCCGTATGCAGTACGTTAAGGTGCAGATGGG